GCAGCGCAAACTCATTCATGCCGAGCTGGAACAGTCCCTTGTATTGGGTTGACCTGTTGAAGTTGCTGGAGGGATTGAGACTGCTTTCGATTGAGGCCATCGCTTTCCAGTGCGGCACGTCCATGCCGGCCGCAGCCGCCGTTGCCTTGATGGCAGCATCGACATCACCCGAGGTCGGAGGTGCGGCAAACGGCGCATTGGTACCGCCAGGTGAGATATTAGGAGCGGTTACAGGCGCAGTGCTGCTAGTGGGAGCAGTGCCAAGATTGGCCAGCATCTGGTTTTGCTGGCCCTGCTGTCCGATCTGGCCAAGTCTTGCCAGTGGACTGAAATCAAATGAGCTGAAGGCTTGCTGATTCTGAAACGGGACTGGCGCGATCGCCATTATGTTTGTCCATATCCCCCAGACAAACTACCGGGAGAGAACAATTTCGATGCGCTGGAAAACAATGAGGAACCACCGCCACCGCCGCCGCCCATCAGCGAACCGCCAAAGGGATTGCCACCCAGTCCGAGCGTCGCCAGGGAGAGACCGGCCCCGAGCAGGTTCTTGGCGCCCGCCGCCTCGCCTGCTCCCTGCAAATTGCTGGCGCCGACATTGGTGCTCATGACATTGCCGTAGACCCCGGCCTGATTCTGCCCGTAATTCTGCGCAAGATTGGCGAGCGCATCGTATTGTCCGGCCTGCCCGGTTGCGGCGGCTCCGGTCACATTGGCCCCCAGCGTAGTGCCTTTCAGAAGGTTATCGACATATTGCTGATAAGCATTGCCGGTAACGCCGGTCGCACCCATCAGCGACGCAATGTCGGCATTGCCACTGGCACCCATGCCTCCTGCCGCTTCCTGGCGCTGCACCGCCTGCAAGGCGCTGTTGAGTTGCGCCTGATAACCAGGTGTCTGCGTGAAGTTCTGCTGCGCCTGCGCCACCTGAGCCGGCGTTCCAACACCAAGCGCACTCATGTAAGCCGGCGCACCTCCGGTCAGGGTCTGGCCGAGCTGGGCCAATGGAGCAAAGGACTGAACACCCTGATTGATAGCGGTGGTGCCGGTGCCATAGGCCGACGTGAGAGCATTGTTGGCCTGGCCCTGGTAAAGCTGCGCAGCGGCGCGGTCCCTGTCCGCCGCATCCTTTTCGGCGCCGCCGCTGAACAGCGTTGAGAGAAAATCTGCCATTTATCTAATCCTTACGCGATGCGAAAGGCGCTGATGGTTGAATCCTTGGAATTGCCGCTGGCATTGAACAGAATTTTCCCCGTCGTTGCCGAGGCGTCATTACAGCTGATCCTAAGATTTCCGACTGGGGAAATGATGAAGCCCGACAGTGAAACAGTCACATAACTGTTCGCGACATTGATGTGGTTAGCCGACGCTATAACAGTCGTTCCGTCCCAAAGTTTGCATTTAAGCTGCGCCGCAGTTCCGGTGTCAATGAGCGTCACTGTTCCTGACACCCACCACGTCCCGACTGTGCCTTGCGCAATCTGGGGGCCAATGAAGTAACTCCCAATGCTGTTGAGAGGGACATCGGCCGGCAGCGAAGCCGTCAGCAGCGTCGCCGGCGTGGTTGGTGTGGCCGGCCCTGATGGAAAGATGCCGGAAACAAGATTGATCCAGCTTTCCCAAGCTTTCAGCTTTTCATACCAGACTGGTTCAATCTGATTTTGCGGCGTCTGAATCGCAACATTCTGACCAGGAAGAATGATCTTGACCATTATCTTAAGACATCCACCAGCATGTCGGCGCCCATGAAAGCGAAGTTGAGGCCGGCAGACTCGTCGAAACGCCAGCGCACGCCCTGGATTTCCGCACTCCCCCAGATCGAGGCTCGCGCGCGCCGCGTCGTGATTGATTGTGGTCCGATCGGCACCTGGCGTGGATTAGACCAGGACTGGCCGCCATTGCGCGACATCGAAATTTCAACCATCGCGTTGGTCTCGTCGGGATCGTGGCCGGTAGCAACCGAAGCCCCCTTGGTCATGTAGAGCTCGACAGAGTTGACTCTGACCTGTTTCGGAAATGCTCCCAGTGGTCCAGTTTCGATTCGGCTTCTCAAGGGATTGGCAGAACTTCCCGTCACGGTGTGAGCAATCGCAACGGTGGGGCTGCTGCCTCCCGTCAGGCCATTGATAGCCAGGCTGAAGATGGATTGTGCACTAAGACTGTTGAAAGTGATGATAACCGGCGTTCCCGGCAGCGGTCCTCCTGAGCAGGTAACGGCAGCCACGACCGAAAGGGCCGTTTGTACCTGTGCAGCGGTCGCATTGAAGGCAATCGTCCCGGAAAGATTTCCGGCAAGGGACAGGACAAACGTGCCGCCTGTTGGCGTGCCGGAAACTGAAAGCGTCTGGACATCGAATTGACCGCCTTCCTTGCGCACGCTGCCATCAATCTTGAGCAGGTTTGAGCCTCCCGGCAGCGCATCACCACACAGCCAGTTGCCAAACACGTTGGTCGGCTGGTAACCGCGCCAGTAGGTCTGCAAGTACGATTGCCGTTCATGCCAGGATTGCAGCGTGGTGTCATATTCCCAACACCAGGCCGGGCTTTGCACCACCACCATGCCATGACCCCTGGAGACATAGACCCCGACCTTAATCGTGGTCTTGTCCACCGTGGCCTCGATCAGTTGATCCAAGTCGGGGACCGAGATCGGGGTCGGGGTGTAGGTGGTCAATGTCGAGACCTTGTTGTCGTCGCCAACAAAGAAGATCCCCTTGCCCCAACCGTCTTCGTTGCCGGCAATCGCCGAGGGGCCGGGGATGCCGCGGTAGATCGTACTGATGTAGACGAATGGATAACCGAGACTGTTGATCGGCGGTCCCCACACTTCCATGGTGTTGGCGCCGCACAGAAGAAGCTGGCCGTTACCGTATGGGACTGGCCGGTACAGCGCATCCGGCTTGGACTGCGCGGTGGCAAAATTGATCGAGTTGATGTTGGTGGAATTGACATCGGAGGCGCGGGTGGTGCCATCGCCGTAGGTGAACAGGAAAAACCCGCTCATGAACACGACGCTGTTCGGCGACCCAATGACCACGCCGGGATAAGCGGAGACGGCTCCCGCGGCAACGATGAAGGCGCCGGTACCGGGCACCACGATGACGATATCCGCCGGCACGTTCTGATTGGCAGCAACCCAGCAGAATGCCGTTCCCGGCACCGAGCCGGTCAGCGCCACGCCCGCTCCACCGGCTGAAGTCCAAGTATAAACCGTGTTGCCGAAGATGCCGTAGAAAGTGCCAGCCACCTGCACGCCACCGCGGTAAACCCCGGAGGACGCGGTGCCAAATACGCTCAGGCCCGCGACCCGCCAATAAGCATTGGGCTTGCCGGCAGTTGCGGCCAGAGGTTCGGGATAGCAGTTGATCAGTCGGCCGCCCGCGACCTGCGGCGCCTGTCCCGGCGTGGTCAGCATCGGGAAGGGCACATCCGTCATTGATTTTTCTCAAAAGAAATAGGCTTGCACGGGCTCGTAGGTCGGCGACTGCGCCACCAGGTAGCGCAAGCGTTGTTCCAGCGGCGCAATCATGTTGGTGTAGTCGAGCGGGGTATTCGAGAATGAGGACGAGGCATAGGCCGCGACCATCGAAGAAAAACACTCGTAGACAAATGCCGGAATCTGGTCGCGGTCGCCGATGGCGATGATCTTGGCAGTTTCCGCGATCACCGCATCCAGCGCGTCCGACAGCGTGTCGTGCTCGACCGATCCCAGCGCTTCGCCCGGCACCCACTTGCCAAGGTCGCCCGCCGCCTTGTTGATGACCTGTTCCGAAGTATAGGTGAGCGGCATGACCTACTTGGCCTTGCCTTCGTGCTTTTCCGGAGATTTGTCGCCGGAAACCGAAAACAGCGAATTGCCCTTGAGCTTGGCGAGCACCTGATCGTTCACCTCGATTTCCTCGGCCTTGCCATCGTAGAAAGTCTGTCCGAACAGAGTGGCCATTTTGCTGTCGCCCTTCGGGGCATGGTAAGTCACGCTGACCTTGTTCATGATTTTCCCTTTCGAATCAATGATTTAATAATACAGGCGTAATGCAGGTGTAATTGTCAGCGCATTTACGCCTGTCCCTTTTTGTCCGTTTTTGTCCGCTACGGCCCGATATAGCCCTCCATCTGCAAATTCACGGTGGGAGTTGCGCCCAAGCCAGCCGCCGCCGCCGCCGTGGTCAAGAGGATGTCGGTATCGGCGGTGAACTGGAAGCCTGCCGCCGTACCTACCAGGGTGACGGTACCGCCAGCCCTTGGCGTGGTTGATGCCGCCGCGAAACGGGCGTTGTTGGCGGCATCGCCAACCGACATCGTCAGCGTCGCGCCGCTGTCACAGGCGCCAAACACCGCGTTCATGCTGGTGACGACGAAATCCTTCGGCACGCGAAGTGCAGCGACCTGGGCGTTGAGCGCCACATCGGCAGCGACCAGATTGAAGGTGGGACCGCCGAACACTTTCTTGGTGCGAGCGAAACCCTGAGCACCAGCCTGCGGCTGGGTATAACCCTGACGGGGAGCCATGATCATGATCTCCTTGGTTTGAGGAAAGAGAAAAAAGCGCCCACCCGAAGGTGAGCG